AGCGTCGGCAGCACGTCCTCGATGGTGCGGTCGGCGGCTTCGAGAGCCCAATCGGACGGCGTTTTGCTCATCGCTTACCCTTCTTCGCCAGATCGCCAGATCGCCATAACCGCGAGGCGCAGGCCCGAACTGAACGCCGATCGCCCGCGCTGATCACGTAGACGTACATCAGTCCATCTCCGGCAGCCCGAACGCCAACGCTGCGCATGCCAGCGCGACATATCGGGGAATGGGCGCCTTGCCCGTTTCGTAGTTGCTGAGCGTTCGCGTCCCGACGGCGAGCTTCGTCGCCAGGGCGCGCTGCGAAAGGCCAAGCCTTTTGCGCATGGTGGTCAGTGAGGCGGCTTTCATACCCGCATAATGACGCCAAGGTGCGCCAAAAGCTAGCGCAATGGCGTCCACTTGCACATTTGATCGGAAATCGACATGCGCGACCGCCTCATCCTCGCCGTTCAGATCAGCGCCCTTATCACCCTCGCCATCTCATCCACCGCTGAGCTTCTGATCCTGCTGGGCGTGGGTCGGGGCTGACATGGCCGTCGCCGGCAAGACCGCATTCGCAGCCTTCATCGCACACCTTCACCTTGAGGCGTTAGCCCCGGTCGCGTTGGCCGGCCTGATCACCACTGACGAGCGCGCCGCCGTCCTGGCGCTGGCCGAAGCGTGGAACGCCTTCCTCAGGTTGCCTATCGAGCATCCCGACGACACGGCCGAATTTCGCCACCTGATTCACGCCGCCCAGGACAAGGTGCTTGGCCGCGTCGGTCGGCGCCAGATCAACGGCAACGACGAAGCGAGCTAACCCATGCGCTCAGACCAGCGCAGCCCAGAGGCCTAGACCGTGCCATTCAAGCCGCCGAACGCCCGCGCCAAGCAGGCGACGGCCAACGCGGCTCAGTACGAAGACCGGCGCGGCTCCGCGCAATCCAGAGGCTACGACGCGGCGTGGCGAAGGGCAGCAGCCCAACACCGCAAGCGCAGCCCGCTCTGCCGCTACTGCCAAGTAGGCGCCTTCGGGTCGCCCATCATCAGGCAGGCTGGCCTCGTCGACCACCTCTACCCGCACAGGGGCGATCAAACCCTGTTCTGGGACAGGAGATGGTGGGTCAGTTCCTGCACCCCATGCCATAGCGGCCCTAAGCAGGCGGCAGAGGCGAGGGGCAAACAGGCCATCGACGACCTCGCCTCGAAGCTTGGCCTGCACATCAAAGGCTAGGGGCGGGTCCGATCTCTGGGCCGTCCTTGTCCGACACCGGCCACCAGCCAAATTTTCGCACGTGCAAATTATCATTCCAGGAATCAGCCATGAGCCGCCCTGGCCCCAAGGGGTTGTCGCCAGACCAAAAGCGCGCACGCGGCACCGAGCAGCCTTGCCGTAAGGTCGAGGTTCTGTTCGCTGATCACGCCAGCCGCCCCGATCCTGACGAGTTGCCGCCGCCCTCGGACATGACGCCCGCCGCGAAGAAGTTGTGGAAGACAAAGGTCGAGCGCTATCGCCAGCGAGGCCAGAAGATCCAGGGCTTTGAGGACGCGCTGCGCCAGTATTGTGAGATCGAGGCGGCGCTGAACAAGGCGTTCAAAATCGGCACCATGACAATGGCGATGGTCACCGCGCATCGCATGTGGGCCGCGGAGTTCTTCGACACCCCGGCCGCTCAGCGCGTGCCGGCCAACGGTAGCGCCAAGCCCAGCAACGCCTTCGCCCGTAATGGCAAACGCGCCTGAGGGCCGCGACTATTCAGCGGTAGCCGACAAATACGCGCGCGATGTCGTCGCCAAGAAGATCGTCGCCTGCAAGTGGGTGAGGCTGGCCTGTAAGCGCCACCTCGACGATCTGAAACGTAAGGCATGGCTCTACAGTTTCGACCCTTGGAGCGCCAACGACGTCTGCGACTTCATCGAGAAGTTGCCGCACATCGAGGGCATCTGGGACGAGCCGACGATCCGGCTTGAGCCGGCGCAGGTGTTTATTCTCGCCTGCATCTTCGGGTGGAGGCGGGTAGCGGACGACGGGCGCCGGTTCACCGACGTCTATATCGAGATGGCTCGGAAGGGGGCGAAGTCGACCCTAACCGCAGGCGTCGCGCTCTACTGCCTCTGCTGCGAGGGCGAGCCTGGCCCGCAAATCGTCATCGGCGCCACGACGGGGGAGCAGGCTCAGAAGGTTTTCGGCCCGGCCAAGAAGATGGTCGATAAGACGGCCGACCTGCGCGAGGCCTTCGGGCTGCAGGCCTTCGTGCGGTCTGTGACGTGCGCCGACAACGGCGGATTCATTCAGCCGATCAACGCCAAGGGCTCAACCCAAGACGGTTGGAACCCGCACATGGCGGTGCTCGACGAACTCCACGCCCACAAAGACCGGGCGCTGTTCGACGTGATCAAGTCTGCGTTCGGCGCGCGCAAGAACCCGCTTCTGTGGATCATCACGACGGCCGGCTTCAACACCAACGGGGTCTGCTACGAACAGCGGACTTATGTGACGAAGGTGCTGGAGGGCGCTTTCGACGCCGAGCACTTCTTCGGCATTATTTTTACGATCGACGAAGGCGACTCGCCGTTCGATCCGAAGGTCTGGGTCAAGGCGAATCCGATGCTTGGCGTCACGCCGACGCTCGGGTCCATGCAGCGTTACGCCAAGGACGCGAAGGCGTCGCCCGCGTCTGAGGGCGAGTTCAAGACTAAGCGCCTGAACGTCTGGATGAACGCCGCCTCAGCGTGGCTGAACGTCTCGCAGTGGAAAGCCTGCGCCGACGAGGCCCTGTCCTGGGCCGACTTCGACGGCCTGGACTGCTGGATAGGCGGCGACCTTGCCGACAAGGACGACATCACCGCCTTGGTGCTGGCGGCGTTCGACGCCCATGAACGGCTGATCTTCAAGCCGGTATTTTGGCTACCTGAGGCCGTGCTGATGTCGCCGACGCACGCCGAGGGCCGCGGGCCGGCGCCGTATCGGACATGGGCGGCCCAAGGCCACCTGCAGCTCACGCCGGGGGATTGGGTCGACCACAACGCCGTCGAAGCGCAGGTCCGCGAGTGGATCGAGCGATATGCTGTGAAGCGCGTGACCTTCGACCAATTCGCCGCCGCCCAGGCCATGGCTAGCAGGTTGAACGAGGACTTGGGGTCTGGGTCAGAGCCGCTGGCCCAAGTGCTTCACAAGAAGGCTTCGGCCGTCACCGATCCGGCCAAGGAGCTGGAGGCCAGGGTCAAGGGCGGCCCGGCTCGGCTTCGCCACGACGGCAACCCGGTCATGAACTGGATGGCGTCGAATGTCGTGGTCGCCCGCCGCCGCGACGAGACCATTCTGCCGATCAAGGAAAGTCAGATGTCGCCGAACAAGATCGACGGCATCGACGGCCTGATTAACGCGATCGAGCCAGCCGTGCGCACTGGCGCGAGTACGCCGTCCTACCTCGAAAACCGAAAACGTCATGTTCCTTTAGGGGGATCGGCCATGCCAAAGATCGCCCGCTGGTTCATCAATAACGCCCCCGTGTTGATCCGCGACCTAGCCGGACTGACCGGCGCCGCGCTGATCTCGTTCGGCGCCGCTGAAGTCTACGCCCCGGCCGGCTGGATCGTCGGGGGCGCGTTCCTCATCGCTGCGGCGATCATGAACGCGAGGGGCTGATGAAGGGCCTGTTCGGCGCATTTGCTGGTCGCGAGGCCAAGGCTACCGATATTTCGAGCTACACGTGGTCCGCCATTATGGGCGGCCCGAGTTCCAAGTCTGGCGTTTCCGTCAACATCGACACCGCGCTGCGCGTCTCTGCCGTCCTGGCCTGCGCACGGGTCCTGGCTGAGGGCGTCGCCCAGCTTCCCCTCAAGGTCTACCGGGAAGCCGAGGACGTGATCTCGTTCGCCGGCCAAGGACCACCCCGTCTACAAGCTGCTCTACGCGCGGCCGAACGACTGGATGACGTCGTTCGAACTGCGCGAAACCCTGATGCTGCACCTGGTGCTAACCGGGAACGCGTTCGCGTTCATCAACAGGGTCGGGGCCGAAGTCCGCGAGCTGATCCCGCTGCCTCCGGGCCGCGTGGTTGTGCGCCAAGGCTCCGATTACGAACTGACCTACACCATCAACGATGCCCTCGGCGTGGATCGGCACGTTCGACCGAAGCCAGATCATGCATCTGCGCGGGCCTAGCTGGAACGGCTACCTCGGCCTGGATGCCATCTTCCAGGCGCGGGAGGCCATCGGCCTGGCGATCGCCACCGAAGAGACCCACGCTAGGCTCCATTCCAACGGAGCTAGGCCTGGCGGCATCCTGACGACGGACAAGACCCTGACGGACGTCTCGCGGGCCCGGCTGCGCGCGGCGTTCACCGACGCCAACGGCGGGGTTGCGCAAGCGTTCAAGACTGCCGTGCTCGACGACGGGATGAAATGGCAACCCTTGTCGATGACGGGAGTGGATAGCCAGCATCTTGAGCCCCGCCGCTACCAGGTCGAGGAAATCTGCCGGTCGCTGCGGGTGTTCCCGCAGATGGTCGGCTATTCGGACAAGACCGCCACCTTCGCCAGCGCGGAAGCTTTCTTCCAGGCCCACGTCACCTATTCCCTTCAGCCATGGCTTGAGCGCTGGGAAGAAAGCATCTGGCGCGACCTTCTGGACGATGACGTTTCGCTGTCGGCCAAGTTCAGCGTGCAGAGCTTTCTTCGCGGCAACACCGCCCAGCGCGCCGCCTTCTACACCTCCGGCGTCGTCAACGGATGGTTCACGCGGAACGAGGTGCGGGGATGGGAAGAGCTCAACCCGCTGCCTGGGCTCGATGCGCCACTGACACCGCTGAACATGGGCTCCGGAACCATAGCCGCCGCGCCCGCGGATGACGGCGCAGGCAATGCCGATCAAGGCGCCGCAACCATTGGAGACGCTTGATGAACCGTCTTGACTACGCCTTTGAGGCGAAGTTCGCCGGGGATGGCTCGACGGGGGCCTTCGAAGGCTACGCCAGCATGTTTGGCGGCCTCGACAGCTACGGCGACACCATCGCGCCCGGGGCCTTTCGGCAATCCTTGGCGCAGATGAAGTCGCAGGGCCGGTCGCTGCCGATGTACTTCAACCACGGGGCGATGCTTGGCGCGGACGCCCGTCCGGTCGGCGTCTGGACCAGCGTTGATGAAGACGGCCAGGGCCTCAAGGTCGAGGGCAAGCTCGCCGGCCTCGACACTGACACCGGCCGCTACAACTTGGCCCTGATGAAAGAGGGCGCGATGCGCGGGCTCTCGATCGGCTTCAACGTGCCCAAGGGCGGCGCGACGTATGGCTCAAAACCGGGCGAGCCGCGCAGGACGCTGAAGATCATCAACCTGCGCGAAATCAGCGTGGTCGACGACCCCGCCGATCCCAATGCGCGGGTGACCGGGCTCAAGAGCTCGCTCGGCGAGATGAGCACACAGGATTGGCGCGATGTAGAGGCGGCCCTTCGCGACGAAGGGCTTTCGCGCACGGACTCCGTCAAGGCGGTGTCAGGCCTCAAAGCATGGCTCCAGCGTGACGCTGGGGAAGAGGACGGCGACCCTCGTGACGAGGCGTTGACGGCCGATCTGCGGACCCTCGCGGACCGCATCAGGGCTCTTGCAGCCTAACCCCAACCCCACATCAAAGGAGCCATTCCCATGGCCGAGCACAAGGACGCCATTGAAGGCGTCATGACCGCGTTTCAGGAATTCAAGTCGACCAACGACGCCCGTCTGATCGAGATCGAAAAGAAGGGCGCCGCCGACCCCCTGGTGACCGAGAAGCTGACCAAGATCGAGGCCACGCTGGCGTCGTTCGAGGACATCAACCAGAAGACCACCCTGGCCGCCAAGCAGGCCGAGAACGCCGAGCGCGAACTCAAGGCGCTCAAGGAGCAGATGGACCGCGTCGAGCTCAAGGCGGGCCGCATCGGCGCCGGGGGCGAGGACGAGGCCAAGAAGCGCGCCGCCGAGTATAAGGCCACGTTCGACAACTACTGCCGCAGCACCGAGACGGGCGTGTCGACCGACGAGCTGAAGGCCCTTCGCGAATACAAGACCCTGTTGGCCGGCGATGACACCCTAGGCGGCTACTACGTCACCCCCGCCGAGATGGCCACCGACATCATCAAGGCTGTTGTGCTGCAGTCGCCCGTGCGTTCCATCGCCCGCGTGACCGCCATCGGCGCTCCGTCGCTGAAGCTGCCCAAGCGGACCGGCACCTTCGCCGCCACCCGGGTCGGCGAGATCGCGGCGCGGACGGAAACGACCGGCTACACCACCGGCCTGGTCGAGATCAACTGCCCGGAAATGTACGCCGAAGTGCATATTCTCCGAGCAGAGGATCGAAGACTCGATGTTCGACATCCAGGCCGAGATGCAGATGGAGTTCTCCGAGCAGTTCGCGGTCAAGGAAGGCGCGGAGTTCGTCAACGGCACCGGCGCGTCCAACCAGGCCGAGGGTTTCCTGACCTCCAGCCAGTTGGTCACCACCAACTACTCCGGCAGCGCCGCGGCGATCACGGCGGATGGTATGATCAGCCTGTTCTACACGGGCCTGAAGACCGCCTACGCCAAGAACGCCAACTGGGTCATGAACCGTCAGGTGCTCGGCTCGGTGCGCAAACTGAAGGACGGCGAGGGCGACTACATCTGGCAACCCGGCATTCAGGGCAATGTGCCCAACACCATCCTGGGCGCGCCCTATGTCGAACTGCCGGACATGCCGCTGGAAGGCGCCGGCCTCTACCCGATCGCCGTGGGGGACTTCTTCCGCGGTTACCGGGTCGTCGACCGCATCCTGATCTCGGTTCTGCGCGACCCCTATACCCAGTCTGGCAGCGGCCAAATCCTGTTCCGCGCGCGCAAGCGTGTCGGCGGCGCGGTCACCCTTGGCGAAGCCATCGCCAAGATGCAGTGCCACGTCTAAGCCTAACGGCAACCCCTGACACCACGGCGGCCGGCATCGCGCCGGCCGTCCCATCCTTTCAGAAGGAGTGAGCCGCCATGGCTTCTCGCGATCTGCACCACAATATCTCGGCGCTGCGGTCGATTTCGCCCGTCGCCGTGGGCACCACCGGCACCGGCCAGACCGGCAAGATCATCGACACCGCCGGCTATCAGGGCGTCGAGATCATCCTCGATTACGGTACGGTGACGGCGACGAACGCCACCATCGTTCCGAACATCAAGGAAGGCGCCGTCACCGGTACGATGACCTCCGTGGCCGACGCCGACTTGCTCGGCCTTGAGGCTAACGCCGGCATCGCCGCCGCTGCCACGCGCACGTCCGGCGTCAGCAAGAACGTGACCAAGCGCATCGGCTACATCGGCTCCAAGCGCTACATCCAGGTCAACGTCAAGTCGACGGTAACGGCCGGTCCGCCGGTGGCCGCGACGGTGATCCTGTCCAGGCCGATCAACGCCCCGCTGGCGACCTGATCCGCGCGCCGGGCCGGCCATTCGCGTCGGCCTGGCGCCTCTCTTTCCTTCAGCGACAGGAGCGTTCGTGGCGCCAGAGCGGGTTGTCATCCTTGGGCTCGGCCCTTCGCTTGAGGCCTATACCGACGTCACCAAGCGCCTCGGCTCAAAGCGTGCGCTGGCGGACGAAGTTTGGGGCATCAACGCCCTAGGCGACATCATCCAATGCGACCGCGTCTTCCACATGGACGATGTGCGGGTGCAAGAGGCGAGGGCGCAGGCAAATCCGTCCGGCAACATCGCCGAGATGCTGACCTGGATGAAGACCTATCCGGGGCCGATCTACACCAGCGTTCCGCATCCCGATTATCCCGGCTTGGTCCCGTTCCCGCTGGAAGACGTGATGAATTCCTGCGGCGGAGTGGCCTATTTCAATTCGACCGCCGCCTATGCCGTGGCCTACGCCGTCCATCTTGGCGTGAAGAAGCTCTATCTGTTCGGTATCGACTTCACCTTCCCGTCCGCTCACCAGGCCGAGCGCGGTCGCGGCTGCGTCGAGTTCTATCTCGGCATGGGCAAGGCCCGCGGCATGACCATCGGTCTTCCTAGCGGCACGTCCCTAATGGACGGAATCGCGACCGTCGATGAGCGCATCTACGGCTACGACGGCATGACCATCGAGACGGACGCGGACGAGGACGGCCTCGTCCGCGTCACCATGACCCCGCGCCCGTTGCCCTCTGCCGAGGTCATCGAAGAGCGCTACGACCATCGCAACCACCCCAACCCCCTCGTCAAGTCCTCCTCCTAGAAAGGTCCACCCCCATGGCTACCGATCCGTCCTATGGCGCCAAGGTCTACATGAAGCAGGGCGCCGATACCCTGGTCGTGGCCAGCGGCGGCAAAATTCAAATCGCCACGGGCGGCCAATTGGTCCCCGATAGCGGCACCATCGCGGCGGCGATCACCGCGCCGGCCGCGACCGGTTCGACCAACTCCACGCCCTATGGCTTCACCACGTCCGCCCAGGCCGACGCCTTGGTGACGGCGGTGCGCGCGATCATCGTCGCGCTGCAGGCCGCCGGCATCACGCTGTAGGCGGCTGCAGATGATCAGCCGTGTCGGCCGCGCCTTCCGTTACGCCCGCAGGGGCCAGTACCGTGAGGACAAGCGCGAGCCCGTCGATCAGCACGCCGAGGTTAAGGCCGTCACGCCCGCGCCGAAGTCCAGCAAGCGATAGGCTATGCTGATAAACCCGGTCGTCGTCACCGCTCCGGCTATCCAGCCCGTCACGGTCGATGAGGCCAAGGCGCAGTTTCGCCTGGAGTTGGACGATGGCCAGCAGGACGCGACCGTCGCCGGCTTCATCGCGGCGGGAACGGCGTTCGTAGAATCCTATACCGGGATGGCGCTGATCACGCGCACCTATAAGGGATGGATGGACCGGTGGCCGGTTGATCCGCGCCTTTCCTCCAGCGCGCCCTATGCCCCGGCCCTTGGTTGGCCGTGGCCTGGCAATGGATTCATAGCGTACCAGCGGCGGGCGATTGAATTGCCGCGTCCGCCGCTCCAGAGCGTCGCCTACATCAAGACCTATGACGACACGGACGTGGCTACGGTCATGGACCCGGCGACCTACTTCGTCGATCCGAACAACACGGTCGGCCGAGTCGTTCTTCGCACGAGCGCCACATGGCCAACGCCCGGCCGAGCGGCGAACGGCATTGAAATCGAGTGGGTCGCCGGGTTCGGCGACACCGCCGACCTGGTCCCCGACGATTTCAAGCACGCCATTCTGGCTGATGGCCTCGCACTTCAACGAGCACCGCGAGGCCGTGGTCGGCGTCGACAACCGAGACAGTTCAGCCCCGCTGCCGCTTGGCGTGCTTGACGCTCTGGTCGGCCCGCATCGGGTCTTCACCTTCTGATTTATCGCCCGCCATCCCGACAAAGGAACCATCCTCATGGCCGACCTGACCATAACCGCCGCTTCCGTCCTGCCGGGTTCCGGCGCCGTCACCCAATCCGGCATTGCGGGCGAGGCCCTGACCGCCGGCCAGGCCGTCTATCAAAAGGCCGCCGATTCCAAGTGGTATAAGGCCGACTGCAATTCCGCGACCGCCGAGGTCCGCGTCGCCAAGGCCATCGCCCTGACCGGCTCGGCCGCCGGCCAGCCCGTGCAGGTTCAGACGGGCGGCCAGATCACCATCGGGTCGGCCTTGACCGAGGGCGTCGTTTATTATTTGAGCGGCACGGCCGGCGGTATCCGCCCGGTTGCCGACAACACGACCGGCGATTATCCGCAGACGGTCGGCATGGCCGTTTCCACCACGGTCCTGCAGATCGACTTCCGCATGGCCGCGCCGACCGCGCTGTAAGCGATTCGCCGGGGCCTGAGGGGTGACGACCACCGGTCAACTGCGCGAGCGTCCCCGCTTCCAGCAGCGCACGCTCGACGCCAACGGCGATCCTCTCGGCCCATGGGACCCGGACGGCCTGACCGTCTGGGCGCGCGTTGTCTCCATGAAGGGCTCCGAGCCGGTGCTGCAACAGCGCCTGATCGGCCTTCAGCCCGTCTCAGTGACCATCCGCTATTCGCGCGCCGCCGCGGCGATCGACGGAACCTGGCGGATGGTCCTGGGCGGCCAGGTGTTCAACATCAAGACCGCCTCGCCTGACGAGCGTCACGCCTACATCGAGATCATGGCCGTGGCCGACGAGACCGCCGTCTAGGGAGGCCAGTCTTGAGCACCCCGTTCATGGCCGACTCCTCGGCCGAGCTTCTGCCTGCCCTCATCGCCGCGCTGCGTGTCGACGCCGGGATCGTCGCGGCTTTCGCGCCTCAGGTGGTCAAGATCTACGACGCCCCGCCGACCATGGCTCCCAAGGACATGCCGCGGCGATATCTGATCCTGGGCTTGTTCCAGCCGCTCCCGGTAGGGGCGACCGACGCGGCCAATGTCGAGGTCACGTTCGATATCTGGACCCTGGATGATCCTCCGAGCCGGGCGCAGGCCATGGCTATCGGCGCCGCCGCCATGGCCTGCGCCATGACCCTCGGCGATCTGCCGTCGCACGGCGTCCTCTCGGCGCTGCCGACCTCCATTCAGTACCTGATCGACAGCCGCGACGCGACCTGGGCGCACGGCATCGTCAAGGCCGAAATCGTCACCCAACCCAAGTCCTAACCTCAAAAAGGAGCCTGATATGGCGCTTCCTACCACTAGCTCCTTCGGGGGCATCATCCTTGAAGTCGAAGATTCGGCCGGCTCGGGAACCTTCACCGCCCGCATGTGCGGCTTCTCGCAAAAGGCGCTGGACCTGACCGCCCAGACCTCGACGGCCCTTGTGCCAGATTGCGACGACCCCACGGCCCCGGCCTGGGACCTCGCCGGCATTTCGGCCATCAGCGGCAAGATCACCGCGAGCGGCATCGCCGCTTCGGAAGACGAGGCCTTCTGGAACGGCTGGCTGGACAGCGGCTTGGCCCGCGCCATCCGTATCCGCAAGACCGGCG